AACTGAAAATGAAGACGGATCGTTCACTATCTCCTGGGATGAAACTTCTCCTACTGAAAGTATTCTCAACACCTGGACTGAAGACGACTTCATCAAAGTCATTATGGAACATCTTCAGAAACTGAAAGACAATGAATGATAAAACTAAACTCATTCTTGCTTTAATGCAGATTGATAACCTTACAAAACTATTGGAAGGTAATGAATATCAAGAGTTTTTATACAGTAAACTGATTTCAACACAAGTAGAACTACAGAGGCAACTAAGTCATTATGAGTAAACAGTTTTATGACGACGATGCTTTCTATGTGGAGCAGAAAAAGTATGGACTATGGCAATCACATTATCCTGATGGTAGTGGAATTATCACTTCACTAACTGAAAAAGAATGTGTCGGGGCAACACGTTGGTATTTGAAAGCAAAACAAGAAGGTGAATTTGACAAATCAGCTGAGAAGAGTTATTCTGGAGAAGTTGGAGGAAAACTATGACAACACGCAATTTTGTAGATAAAAATGGAAACTCTTGGGAGTGGGAAGAGACTGAAGAAACTGTAAAAGCAGTTCAAGAACTTGCAAATTTTTCTGGTAACTACCCTGGACCTCTTTATGCTCCGCACCCAGATTTGAAAAATGAAAATGCGTCTAACACCTAATCAACAATTCTGGGCAAATATCTTTCGCTGTGCTGTAGAAAGGTCTAACATTTACTTCCAAGAAAAAGACCTTGATAGACACGCACGAGAACATACAACTGTTGTATTAGCATTGCAAAAAGGAGAGCAATTTTGGAAGGAACTACTGTAGAATATCCTTATCACGTTCTTGATAAAACTACTCCTTGGTACGAGTGGTTATGTTATTGTGAGATTTGTCACCAATTAGATGCCCCAGGACAACCATCTTTGGGGCGTTTTATGGCATATAGACGTTATTTGAAATCTGTTGGACTTCTTGATAATGATTAGAAAGTTTATTAAATGGTTTGTGTCACCAAATGAAAAACCGATTGTGGAAGAAGTTGACGTGTATTCCAAACTGATAGAGTTGCAAGAACGTATTGAAGTTCTTGAAGCAGAAAATGTGGAAAATAGTAATTGCTTTTATGAACTTTCAAATTCAATTGACGCAGTTGATGCCCGTATAGATATACTAACTCTTGAAAATTGGAATAAAAAAAATGTATGAACTTGACGACTTTGAAAAAGCACTAGCTCATTTTGGTACGAGAGTAGACATTATTATTGCAATGGAAATTGGAGGTAAATTTGATGCTGACACGGCTTATAAAAATATTAAATACGAACTCAAAGAACTCAAAAGAATCCGAAAGTCCATCAAGAAAGACAAGGATCTGTGATAAATGTGGAGTGGAAAAACCACTTGACAAAGATCACTATCAGGTAGTAAAATACTTTCGCGATGGTTTCTCTTACTATTGTCACGATTGCTCTAAACCTAAACCCAAAGATTGATTATGGATTATAAAAAGTATTCTCTTGAAAATCTTGAGAATTGGTTGCATGATGCAATGTCTGCAGGTGAAGCAACACCGCATGAGATTTATGATTTGATTGTTGGCGTAGTTAAGGAGAACTATTACACTTATAAACAAAAAACATCCGAAGCATATGAACTTCTTGCATTGCTGAATGGTAATGGTGAGGGAAAAGTTAAGAAGTATGATGATAGCGTAGATAAAATTTTAAGTTGTGATAAAAATGATTCTTCACCAGAGTGTCAGGGTGCTTGGAATGATTTTTGGGAAAGTAATAATACAGTTGAGTATGAATTGAGGGAAGCGGAGTATTACAATAAAGAGGTATTTGTGAGTGAAGATGGAGACATTTATCCCACTAAAGATAAAGTTGTAAAGTGGCAACTTCCTGTTCAAGTTGACGGATTGACTGGAGAATGTTATGTAAATTTTCCTGATGATTTACTTGAACGTGCTGGACTTAAAGAAGGTGATACTGTAGAATGGATTGATCGTAATGACGGTAGTTTTGAATTGAGGAAAGTAAATGGCACTAAGTGACTCAGTAGAGCAAAGTTTAAAGGAAGCAGAAGCAAATCTCCGCAATGCTTTAGCATATGCTGCACGCCAAGAAAAACCTTTTGTTTCGCGTGAGATTTCTGAAATGATTTGTCGCATTGATAGTCTAATTAAGACTGATCAACTTCTAGATAAACTGGAGGATAGAATGAAGGGTTTTGGGGAAGATAAAGGATCATTTGGGACTTTCTTTAGTTAAGAACTGTTAATCAATCCCAAAGAGAATATTAAGAAACATAACATCTCCCTTAAATAATGTTAGGATATGAGAATAATCACGGGAGCAAGAGTATGACCCTTCCTTCAAAAGGAAACGCAAATTTGACAGACGAAGAGTTTAAAGAAATGACTGCACTTAAAAATGTAATCAATCAACGTCCCGCTGCTGTAGTTCCAGAAAAAATGGAAGAGTTTACTGAATATCTTGTGCGTAGCTTAAGAGAAAAGGGTGGTTGATCTGAGGTGTCCAAAAGGGCACCTTTTTTCTTGGAATTAAAATTACTCACCTCTAAAGTGTCCTAGTAATGTAAGCAACGAACTTGAAATGGCAACCCGAGCACGAATTGGTATCGAACTTAAGAATGGTTCTGTACTTTCTGTGTATCATCACTGGGATGGTTATCCTGAGTGGTTGGGTCGTATCCTGAAGACTCATTACAACACTCGTCAAAAAGTTGCCGAACTGATTGACGGTGGTGACATGAGTTCTTGCTGGTCTGAAGAACGCTGGGTTGATCGTCCCAATGAGTTTGGGGGTTCATATTCCAACAAAGTGCAAGAATACGGTCCCCAATACTACTCTGAGCGTGGTGAAGATACTCCTCCTCGCCTTGATGCTGACCTTGCAGAGTATCTTCTTCCCGATAATGGTGAAGAGTACCACTATGTCTTCCGCAACGGTGAATGGGTGTGCTATAATATGAATTGTTATGAACAAAAACTTCCCGAAGTCGTTGAAATCCCCTCTGCTGCTCTTGCTGTTTGATCTATGAAAACTTCTACTGCTCTCGGTGTTGCTTTTGGAGTAATTGTCCTTGCTACGGCAGGACTGTTCTTCCAAGCATGGATTCTTGGAATCATTCTGTCTTGGTTTAGTGTTTCACTGTCAATTTGGCAGAACTTTCTGATTGTTCTGCTTGCTAATATGATTACTTACAACTCTGGAGGTTCTTCTAAATGAAACAACAAAACGGATTTATTGACCCCTCTGCTATTCTGCTTGTTGGCGGTGTGGTTTTGATTGGTGGTCTCATCTTTATTGGTGGTCCACAATACAATGTGTGGCAACAATCTCTTGCTGGTAAAGCAGAACTACAAAAGGCAGAATATACTCGCCAGGTAGCAGTTCTTGAAGCACAAGCAAAGAAAGATTCTGCTCAACAACTTGCTGATGCTGAAATCATTCGTGCTACTGGTGTTGCAAAAGCAAACCAAATCATTGGTGATAGCCTGAAGGATAACCGCGAGTATCTTCAGTATCTGTATATCACTGGTATTGAAGATGGTGCCAAGAATGGTAACGTGACCATTTATGTTCCCACCGAAGGTGGTATGCCCGTCCCCACTCTCCAACTTAACAAATGAGCAAAAAGTACATTGTCACTGGATTGATTGGTTTTGCAGTCATTCTTGGTTGGAATGTCTTTCTAATTCAACGTGATAGTGCTCTCCATAAAGCATATTATCGCCAACAAGCAATTCAACAAATGAAATGAGTATTGGATTTGCTTTTGCAATCTATACTGGTCTGGTTGCATTTGTATCGTCGATTATGATATATTACTATAAGGTAATGTATCCTACTGAAGAAGCACAACTTAAGGAGAAATCCAAATGATTCCGAAAAGTATCCGAGACCTTATCAAACGAGCAGAAATGGACAAAGTAGCAGAAGATTTCTGGAAAGAAGTTGAACGACTTGCGGAAAAGTATGAAGTAACCTGCGACTACATTCTCCAAGAGTTTTATGTCGATGATAAATACTAATGCCTTAAATGTCCGCAAACTTTAAGGGTGGAGGAGAGAAATCTCCTCCTTTTTAGTATAAATAATACTGCGGACAATTTTAAGAGCAGTTATGTTAAATCCTAACAGATTTTACACTTATGCCTATTTGCGTGAGGATAAAACTCCTTATTACATAGGTAAAGGACAAACACAAAGAATGTATCAGCAAGGTGGAAAACCTTGTGGAGTTCCAAAAGATAAATCAAGAATAATTAAACTGAAGCAAAATCTAACTGAAGAAGAAGCATTTAAGCACGAAATCTATATGATTTCTGTGTTTGGCAGAAAAGATTTGGGAACTGGAATATTAAGAAATAAAACTGATGGCGGAGAAGGGAATAGTGGATTGATTCATAGTGGAGAAACTAGGAAAAAAATCAGTCAATCTAATAAGGGAAGAGTTGCTCCAAATAAAGGAGTTTTGCACACAGAAGAAACTAAAAGAAAAATAAGCAAATCAAATAGTGGCAAAGTTTCTTGTTTAAGGGGAAGAAATGTTCCAATAGAATCTGTGGAAAAAATGAAACACACTAAAAAGATGAAAGGAGATTGTGTTGGAGAGAAAAATCCAAGAGCAAAAACTTGGAAAATAGTATTTGATGATGGTAAATATGAAATCATAAAATCATTAAACACTTGGGCAAAAGAAAATGGATATAAACCAACTTCTGTGAGAAATCTTTATAATGGGAGAGGAGTTAAGAAATATAAGAATATCGTGTCAGTCCAAGAACTGGCACAAGGATGCTCCAAATGCTCTCGTGGTGCCTTATAATGACTTTGTAAGCAATCAAACCGATGGAAGTCAAAGTCAATCTGTCCCTTGATAGAGAGGAGGCAAAATTTTTGTTGAAGTCCTTGTTTAGATATCTTAATGGAGAACCAATTCACAATGATTGGCATAATGTCAATGAAATTGTTGATGAACTTGAAAAAGTTTTGAATGTAAAATCTTCTGACATTTGAAATGACTTTTATTCTTGGTATGGGTGTCGGTATGCTTTTGACTATAGGAACTGCACTTATAGTTGCTGCAGACATTGACAAAGACAACAATCAATCCTAAACTTAAGAGGTAATTTACAAAGACAAATGGCACAAAAGTTTCTTTATATCGTCGATCACTACATTCCTTTTCCTTCTAGTGAATATGGTGGACTCTGGAATGTAATTGCTGAAGACGATAACGAATGTTTTGATCTGATTGCAGCAGAAGATAATGGTAACTTCTATGAGCAACATTACACAACTCTTCGTGAAAATGTGTTAAATGCAAGAACTTATGCCCTCGCTGAAGATGTAGAATCTGCAGTAATTGAATCCTTTACAACTTGATTATGACTCACCACGTTGCTCACACCAATAAAATGGTGTTTGATTTGAAGAAACAGTATCAAGAGCGTATTGAACAACTGCAAAGTAAAATTGCAGAACAAGAACACGAAATCTCACAACTGCAGAAGCAAATTGAGTATATGTCGCGAGACAAGTTCTATGACTGCTGAACTTCCACCTCTGCCTTATTCTGCTCCTGAAGGATACTATTATGAATGCGAAGAGTTCAAACGAAATGTGGTCAGTATTTGGTTATGCAACACTCGCAAGTTTGTCTATAATGGTGGTGCTCCTACTAGAACTATTCACTCCTTCTACAACACCAAAACCAGAGAATACTTCGCCCCAATCAATAGTAAGACCATCGGTGCTTGTGTAAATATCAAGGATACGCGGAATTACACCGCAATGCCTATTAAACAATCTCCACTAGATGCGTTTTTTGTTTAGATATGACCTACGAACCAAAAGTCAATGATTATGTAAAATGGACTAAAGGTGTTGAAGGTTGGGTTTATTTTAAGGATAAAGAGTATATTACAATAGAAGCAGCAGTCCGCCCAAAAGATGAAGAAAATTATCTTGCTTGTTCTATTCATAGGAACGAAAGAGTTCTTGTAATTTGCTACAATAATCAATGGAATCAGTTGGAGTATGTTAAATCAAGAAAATCAAGATATGAAGAAGAACAAGACTGCTTGGCGCTGGTGGGCTAAAGCATTGGGAGAAAAAGCAAGTAAATGTGATCGTGAATCGGATAAGGTAGCACTTATCCGAACTTTTATTTTTGCAACTTATTTGATTACCAATGCTTTTATTGTTGCTGGTGTGATTCGTCACTGGAATGACGAAACTAAGATAGAAGTATATGTTGAAACTTCTACCGTCCCAGAGTATCAAACTTCACCTATGAAAGTATCAAATAGAACTCTTGAGTTTGAGTAAAATAAATAATCAAAAAGTATAAGTAAAATGCTGACATTTAGAGAGTTCTATCAAATCTGCGAAGGTAAGAAACCTGACATGCCACCTCATGCAGTTCCTGGAACTTACAAGAGAGATAGTGAAGGAACTATCTCTTACACTCTTCAGCGTTATGAAGGTCCACAAGGTAAACCAACAAAGAAAGAAGTTGATAAGTTAGTTGTAAAACGTAGTGGTGGAAAAGAAGTAGCAAAGAGACTGAAGAAGTTAGCAAAATCAGTTCAAAAGATTCATGAGCAAGATCCTCATATGAATCCCACACCTTTTAATATAATGAAAGCAAGAGAACAGGTAAAAGGTGGAATACAACATAGAAGACACGTTCACCAAGAGATTGGGGCAGAAGCAAGAGCACAAGAAACAGCAAAAAGAGCAAGAATGAAAGCAATTATGAGTCGCTAATTAAAGTTACTCACCTCCAAAGTGTCCTAATAATGTAAGCGACTCACTTTTTATGGACTGCTTCGACGACATTCAAATTGAAGAAATTGAAAACTTTGATTTTGTGGGAGAAGATCTTTCTGATCTGATTGAAGAAGAAAATCACTTCAATCTCAAGAATTATCTTAATTCTAACATTGACTACTGACAGTTTCTAAACTGTCCACTAAATCCCCCACACTGACTCCTAATCCTTTATTCTATTCAAATGACTGAACAAATCCCTAACGTGCTTCCTCACATTCAAGAACTTAAGGAAACTTGGAGGCGTCAAGATTTCAATTTCACCAAACAACAGCAAGAAGAATATGATCTTTTGATTGCTACTCGTCGTGAGCGTGTGAAACAATTTTATGCCGAAGGTCGTGTCTTCAAGGGTGCGTACAAAGCAAAGGAAGAGGAAATCTAAATACTAAAAAGAGTGTTTAGATACTAAAATGAAGACCTTTAAGGAGTTTATGTCGCTTTGTGAAGCATCTGACGGTGATGCTGCTAGTAAACTTGGTTGGGGTGGTGGTGTTTCCATCACCAAAACTGGTGCTGGTGGCAGAATAGGAAGAGAACGCAAAAAGACTGCTCCTGAAATTAGAAGAACCAAAGCAGTCGGTGGTGGAAAAACTGAACCTGTTCAGTATAAAACACGCAAAGATGTTGGTCAGCAAAGAGGGTCTTCAGCACCCGCACCTGGAAGAGGTAAAGGTGCAACAGAATTGAAACCAGGAACTGCAGGAACTCAAGGAAGTGCTGCAATGACCCCTAAAGAAAGACAGCGTAAAGCATATCTTGAGCGTAAAGCAAAAGAAAGCGGTAAAGAGCAACCAAAGACCGCATCGCAAGCAATATCTCAAGCAAAACCAAAAGCAGCAGAAAAACCAGCAGCAGCAAAACCACGCAGACAGTGGAAAACTGAAACTGGTGCTCCTATGACACGTCAAGAGAGAGATGCTGCTAGAAACAAAGAGAAAACACAAGCAGCACAAAAGACTAAGAAATCTGCTACTGAGATTCTTTCACAAATGCGTAAAGAATACGAAGAGAAAGGTGGAAAGTGGAACAGTAAAGTTGCTGTTCAAATGAGAGCAAAAGCAAAAGCAGCAGCACAAGCATCTGGAAGTTGAGTCCAATTAAAGTTACTCACCTTGAAAGTGTCCTAGTAGTATAAGGACAACACTCAACACAATGCTCTGGCAAGATCGCAACGGCAACTGGTTCATGACCAAATCTGCCCTTGATATGAAGATTGAGCAAGCAATGATTGCTGAGAACGCTAATAAAGTCTGGGAAGAAAAGGAGCGTTCTGGTGATTGGTTGTTTGACGAAATGTTCGGAGGTTAATTAAACCCCACCAGCACGCTCAGATTGACTTCTAAGCGTGCTATTTTTGTCTTTAGATACCAAACCACTGAGAACAATGAATTACATTCAAATCCCTGTTTATGTCTATGAGCGTATCCTCAAGACACTTCAGCAAGGTGTTGACATATGTGACAATGTTGACGGCAGTTCTGATGAAACTGAAAAGTCTCCATACTATGCAAATGGATACAGTCGTGCTACAATGAAAGATGTGATTCGAGACCTTAACCGATACAAAGAGGCAGGCAATTAAAGTTACTCACCTCGAAAGCGTCCTAGTATTAGATAATGATTCCAATGCAAATCCAACTCCGTCCTCACCAAGAACGTGGCGTTGCTGCTATGCAAAAGCACGCTAAAGGTCAGATCATTGTTCCTACTGGTGGCGGTAAGACTCTTAAGATGATCTATGATTGTCTGCGCGAGTTGCAGTCACAAACTCCCCAGACGATTGTAGTTGTTGCTCCGCGTATTCTTCTGGCAGAGCAACTCTCTGCTGAGTTTCTGGAGTTTATCACTGACGCCGAAGTTCTGCACGTTCATAGTGGCGAAACGCACCACTGCAGCACTACCAAACCTGCTGACATTGTTGCTCACGCTGGTATGTGTGCTGCTGCTAATCGTCATCAACTGATCTTCACTACCTACAACTCTCTTAATCGTCTGCAAGCAGCAGAGATTGAGGTTGATACCATTTACTTTGACGAGGCACATAACAGTGTTCAGCGTCACTTTTTCCCTGCAACTGAGCACTTTGCTGCTAACGCACGTCGCTGCTATTTCTTCACTGCAACTCCCAAACATTCTCTGGCAGTTGGCAAACCTGGCATGAATGATGCTGCTGTTTATGGTCAGGTAATCTGCAAAGTTCCTGCTCCTGAGTTGGTTGAGGGTGGTTATATTGTGCCACCTAAAGTTATCGTCAAGCAACTTGCTATGGTAACTGGTAAGCAGACCAACTTCGACCGTGATTCTGAGAATCTGCTGGAAACGATTGACGACAACAAGGTTGGCAAGATTCTGATTTGTGCTAAGGCAACCAAGCAAATCGTATCGCTGGTAACTGAAACTGATTTCTGTTTCCAGTTAGAGTGCCGTGGTTACTCTTGGATGTATATTACTGCCAAGACTGGTGCTGTTATCGACGGCAAGAAAGTGAACCGCGAAGTATTCTTTGACACGCTATCTGCCTGGGGCAAAGACAACGACAAGAAGTTCGTTGTTCTACACCATAGTATCCTTGCTGAGGGTATCAACGTGAGCGGTCTGGAAGCAGTGCTGTTCCTGCGTAATATGGACTTTATTGGTATCAGTCAGACGATCGGACGTTGTATTCGTTTGCACCATGACGACGCCAAAGGTATGCGCGATGGACGTATCGAACCTGGCAACCTGAGTCAGTATAGCAAATCGTTCGGTCTTGTGTGTATCCCAGTGTACTCCAAGGTTGGTATTGCTACCGCTCGCGCTGTGCAGTCGGTTGTTGATACGATCTTCGAGAAGGGCGAACCTGCTGTATCGGTGGTGAGGCGGTGAGTCTCACCTAAGACTCATATGCTGGTCAGGGGTCAAACCCTGATTTTTTTGCAATTCTACTGCAAGGGTGCTATGAGTCCTCTGCTGCAATCAAAATTACGATTTATTGGAAAGTATAGAGTATGAAGGAAGGATTTACAATGTTCAAGGATACATATGCTGCGATTCCTTACGGGAATCAGTATCTCATTATCCACAATGGTCAGCAACTTGAGAAACTGTGTAGGACTGAAAGTTCTGCGCGAAAGTATATCACAGATCACAAGAAGGGTAAATCAATGGCAAAACTTCCCGTCAATTAAAATTACTCACCTTCAAAGTGTCCTAGTAGTGTGGGGATTCTTCCTCACAGCAGTTTTTACCACAAACTATGACTTTTTACTGGAAGTTTGTTGACACTCTTGTTAAGAACCTTGCTACTATCGCTGCTGTTATTGTTGCTGTGAGTCAGTTTCTGATTCGCGCATTTAATGAAAACGATGGTGCAAATAAAGTTCGTAAGTTTGTTAATCAAACTCTCTTCATTGTGAATCGTTTCACTGCTTTTGTTTATGAAGTGGTCAATGCAAATGTTTTGCCTGCCGCTACCACTCAAGTGGTAAAAGTGACCAAAACTCGCAAGCGCGTTGCTGCTTGATAAACTGGCACGGGAGCACTTGCTTTTATGCTTGTGCTCCTTTATTGTACCTTTGTTCTTAAAACTTCAATGATTTTCCTCACTGTTCCTGCTCACGGTTGTGTTTATACTCTGTCGCAAGAAGATGGAGACGAGTTGTACTATGCTCCCATTTATGCTAATGGCAATGTAAATCTTGAAGAGTTTGCTCCTGTAGACCTTGATTCTGCAGATATGGACGAAATGGAACTCTTTGATATTCGCAATCGTCTACGGAAACTGGTGGAAGTTTGATCTAATTAAAGTTACTCACCTCCAAAGCGTCCTAGTAGTATGAGCAACCAACCAATGCAAAACAAACACATTGAACACCCTGAAGATTCTATCCTTACGGGTGATCTTTCTGTTCTGGATTGGTTCTATGAACCTGAAAGTTTTATCAGTGTCAAGATGGACGGTGCTCCTGCTATTGTTTGGGGCACTAATCCTGAGAATGGTAAGTTTTTTGTCTGCACCAAAGCAGCATTTAACAAGCAAAAGATTCGCCTCTGCTATAACGAGGATGATGTATTTGAGCACTTTGGTGGTCAACCTCGCGTAACGCAAATCCTTATTTTCTGCCTGGATTTCCTGCCACGCACTAAGAATGTGTATCAGGGAGATTGGATTGGTTTCGGTAAGGGTCTTGATACATTCAAACCCAATACCATTACCTACAAGTTTCCTGAGGTTGTGCGTCAGGAGATTATCATTTGCCCTCACACTTACTACACTGGTGATCGTCTGCCTGAAATGGTAGCACACCCTATCACCAACAAGTTTGCAAGCACAAAGAAATGTTTGTTTGTGCAACCTGCCGTGTCGCTGAATCCTTATCGTGAAGATTTGGAGGATGTGTGTAAGTTTGCCAAGCAAATGAGCACTCTATGTGAGTTTGTGAGCGCGAACAAAGCAACACAAATCAAAAAAGAGATCAATGCTTGCATTCGTGAGCAAAAGGTCGTGAATGAAAGTGAAATTGCAGAAAAAACAAATTGTGACATCAACCTGATCCGTTTGTGGAAACTGGTTAAGTCTATCAAAGAAGATCTGTTCCTGTTCATTCATGAAGAAGACGACATTGAATGTTTCATTTGGGACGTTGCAAGTTTCCACGAGGGTTATGTCATTCATAATCAACATGGAATGTTTAAGGTAGTTGATCGTGAAGTATTCTCTCATGCAAACTTCACCGCTGCTAAGAATTGGGGTTGATTAAAGTTACTCACCTCGAAAGTGTCCTAGTAGTATGAGCACTCTTACCATGCAAGCACAAGCACAACAAACGATTGCAGAGAATGTTCTCAAGAATACTCTGCTGCTGATTGAAGCACTGAAAGACAACTATCGTCAGTATTCTATTCGCGGGCACCAAAAGTTCGTGAATGATCCTGATACTCAAGAGTATCATCAGCGCAAGATTGATGAACTCAAGTCTGGCAAGTGTGACATTGATTATACTGTTGAGACTGGTAAAAAGTATCACAAAGTGATTCTGGTTAATGGTGGCGGTTCCCGCAGTGTTCATTGCTTCATTGACAAGAACACTGGCGAAGTATATAAGTCTGCCACTTGGAAATCTCCTGCTAAAGGTGTTCGTTATGACCTGCGATTGATTAAAGATCGTGAGTATCTTCTGGAAAATGCAGACTGGAGCGGTGGTTATCTTTACGCAAAATGAGTAGCACAACCCCTGACACTGAAATGACATACCAAGAAGAAATTAAAGAACTGACTGTCACAAAGTCTCTCAAACTTCTGCGTGACGGTTTCAAGAATGAGTTTGCCACGTTTGCTTATGCTGACCTGCGAATGACTGAACTTTTGCATGAACTTGCAAGCGAGTTCGTTGATTCAAACATTCCCGTGGTTGACGACCAAAATCAAGTAGAACTTGCGTTCATGCTTCTAGAATCTCTTGACATTGTTGCACGTTGAACTATCTTTGTTTTGTTGACGGTTTGCTAGAGTTTGCTAGCAGTGATCTTTCTTCCTTTGCACACTACCAGTTAGTGTATGCTGAAGAGCACAAAAATGCTAACGTTCAGTATCTTACTCTCACAGACGAAGAGTATGACGAAATGTTCCCTTATGAGGAAGATGAAGAATGACTTACTCTAACCTCTCAAAGATTCGTCCCAAACTGAGGACAACTGGTAACATTACTGGTAACTTTGGAAAACAAAAAGTTAAGGCAGGTTCTACACTCAATGAGATTGGAATGAGTACCAAGGAAACAATCAAATGTGCAACACAAGATGAGTATTTGAATCGTCTTTATTATGCTTTTGATAACACTACCGAACCTAAACTTCGTCAGTTCATTTATCAAGAGATTCGCAAAATCCACGTCCAAAGAGGTACTTGGTAATGGCAACTTGGAGAGCAGAAGTATTTGTTAATTCCCGCGTCGGTAGGATTAACACAGAAGTGGAGGCAGCAACATTTTCTGGTGCAAAAGAGCAAATCTATGCAAAGCACGGAGACGTTCAGCAAATTGTTAATCTTCGCCAGGTAAGTTCTGGTGGTTCTTCAACATCTTCTGACGGAGATGTTGGTGGTTATTTGATATTAGGTGCCATTTTATTTGGTATCTGGTTGATCGTAGAATACTGGTGGATTGTTGTTCCGATTGCAGTGATTTGTTTGATTGCTTGGTTATACAAACAGTTCAAGTAATTAAAGTTACTCACCTCCAAAGTGTCCTAGTAGTATGAGCAACACTACTGACCGCAAGTTTCACAACATTTCCCTCGAAGATCGTGAAATGTTTGCATACAACGCTGCCTATGAGCGTAAGCAACAGCAACTCGCTAAAGTTACTCCTGAGCAGCGTATCAAATACTGCTTTGAGTTTCTGAAAGGTTACGTTGCTGAGGGTGATTCTGAAATGGCAAAGCGTTGCTATGACGGTATCGCTAAGTACAGCGAAGTTCTTGACACCTCTGAGGCACACTACTGATTATGAAGTTTGTTGGTAACTGCGTCAATTCTTTTGATGAGTTTGGGGATTGTATCATTCCCCAACTTCCTTTCTCAAATGTCACTGAGTTCGCACAACTTGTTGAAGAAAGTGATAATGTAGAGATTGGAGATTTCGTCATTCAGTATGACGAAGAGACTGACATTCACTCATTCTTTTTCAAATAATGAAAACCTATCGTATGCTGATTGAGTACAAAGTTCCCAACACTGCAGAGACTTACTATGAAGAAAGGTTCATCAAGTCTCGTTCATCTTGTGGTAAAATTGCTGATGATTACCTAGCACAAGATCGCACAAATCTTATCCGTTCTGTTGAAGTTACCCCTGTTTGATTATGACTGACGGTTACACTTTCAATCGCGTTAATTTCACTCCTAATGAGGAAAGTTGTATTCTTAAGTTTCTCAATCAAGCACGAGAATGTGGGTATCCCAGTGCTAACGAAGAATGGTATCCTGTGATTGATTCTATCTTCCAAAAGTTTTTCAATTCTAACATTAAAGAAGCACAAGAGTTTCAAACACTATGAAGTACATTGTTGAGTTATATGTTGGCGGCAAAGTCTTCAAGGAAGAAGTACAAGCAACGTCACCAAAAGACGCCCGCGAAACTGCACTTGCTCGCAATCCTAAAGCAAAGGTAGTTGGAGTGAACGTAAGTTTCAAGTAATTAAAGTTACTCACCTCCAAAGTGTCCTAGTAGTATGAGCAACACTTTCACCGTCCGTTTCGATTCCAATTCTCTCAATTCTCCTGAGTATATTGGACCTTTCTACTCTGAAAAGGAGGCACAAAACTATTGCGATTCCCGTAACGATTCGCTTCAGTTAGGTGGGATTCCTTCCTGGGTTGCTTGTTACTCTGTTGTTGACTGATTAGTAATGCGAATCGCACTTCTGTTTTCTACACTTTTCTTTGCTATTCAGATCGGTTCTAATGCTATCGCAACCGTGAGTGAGTATCAAGAACGTCAAGCAGATCGCTTCTGCGAAGTTAATCCAAACTACTGCAACGCAAAATGATTGTCTACGGAGTTTATGCCCGTCTTGATGAATACGAACCCGACGAACTTTATGGTTTGTATCATAATGAAGAAGACGCATATCGTCGCGCAGAAGAAATGAAACAAGAATACAATGAAGAGTATAAAGACTCTCAGTATTGCGACGTTCAAGTTCATCAACTCAAAGTTCAGTAACTAATGATCTCCCTTCCCAATCCTACAAACAAAATGACTGAAATGACTCCTGACTTCTCCACCGTTGTTGAGAATTATGCCCGTCACATTATCGACGGCATGGATTACAAAACTCTTGAACAGTTTGCATTTGATACTCTAGTGCATGATCTGACAAAAGACTATGAAACTGTGGAGGAGTTAATTGAAGAGATCCGTGACCAGTATGATGAGGAAGTTGCCAACGATCTTCTGGGGAATTAAAGTTACTCACCTCCAAAGCGTCCTAGTAGTATAAGGACTCAAACGAAAAACCACTAAATGACTGAAACTCTCTTCCACAAAAGCATCAATCTCGCTGCTGAGTTTGTAACTGACTTCTCCCGTACTTTCAAGAGCAATACGTTTGATAAGTACACCCGAAATGACGGGAAAGTTTATATCAAGCACAGTGTCGATTGTGATACTAAAGGTGATGTATTCTCTGTGGAAGCAATGATCTACGAATACAAAGGTTGCTGGTCTGGTAGTCAGAAATCCTTCGGTAGTTTCAATAACTTTGCTGATGCAATCTCCTGTGCTCGCAATGTCCAACTGCCTGAGGATAGCATTAGCGAAGATTCTGCACTTGCCCTCATGAGGAACTGAAACTCTCTGCCGATTAAAGTTACTCACCTCGAAAGCGTCCTAGTAGTATGAGCACTAATCAAATGCAATTCACTGTTAAGAAACTGCCTACTCGCGGTCCTCGCAGAGGCGAACTGTGGCAGCGTCAATCACAACATGGCACTGGATCTGCGCTTGGTAATGTTAAAGAATCGGATCGCACCACGGGTGACACTTGCGCTGGTATGGGTAAGGGTGTGACTCTTACAAAAGTTGGCGGCATTGGCAAAGCAATGGTCAGCGATTTGTCTGCAACTGTAAAGCGAGCAAATGCACAATATAAAGCAGATCGCCGCGCTGCTGCATTAGATCGACTGCAAGAAAAAGCAGGCAATTAAAGTTACTCACCTCCAAAGCGTCCTAGTAGTATGAACACTGATCAAATGCCTTCTTTCTTTGAAACCAACATTGCGCCCTGTCTGCGTTCTTTTATGTGTGACAATCACACCGATTTGAATGACTGTGTAGATTGGGTTTGTAGTGTCTTTGACATTAACGCAACTGACGAATTGATTGATCAGATTGCAGACGAGTTTGATTCTTTCTTTGGTAACTAATTAAAGTTACTCACCTCGAAAGCGTCCTAGTAGTATGAGCACAACCACTAAGATCATGAATTACTATAAAATCACTGAAATTGAGTTTGATTTCGATTACGAAGACCTCACAGAAGAGGAGCAAAACGAAATCATTCAAGACGCAAAGAATTGTCTGTGGGATTCACCTAATGGCGAGGAATATCTTGCCGATGTTATCACTAACAACACTGGTTGGTGTATTAAATCCCTGCGCTATGATATCATCAACTGATCTGAAATTATGAAACTGTTTATCATCAACGACGTTCTCTCTGATTATACCTCTGGAATGGCAGTTATTGCTGCAGAGTCTAAAGACCAGTGCCGCGAATTGTTTATCAAAGAGTTTGGAGATTATTATGTAGATGAGTTTGATAAGTGTGCAACTTTCACTGTTATCGAGAGCGTAGGACTTGACGAGTCAGGTATTGTTGATTATGTCTACGGTGGAAGTTAGTTTGAATGGCAAGCAAACGATTAACATTCAAATCACCTGACAAAGTGAAGACAATTCTTCTGATCTTTGCTGTTGCATTTATACTTTCTCCTGGAGTTCGCAACACAACTTCAAGCGCATTGCACACTGTAGCAGACATTATTTCCACCAATGATTGAGACTGATTTCTATATTCTTTCGCAAGAACAACACGATCAATATAACACTGAAGCACAGAGTTTAGGTGTTACATTAGATCACTTTCTTTTGGAGTGGTGTGATATTCAAGGTCCATATGTAACGACCGATTAAAGTTACTCACCTTGAAAGTGTCCTAGTAGTATGAGCACTTCCCAAATGTCTAAAGTCTACGCTGTTATCGGTGGAATTGATTATGAAGGTGAAGACTTCAAATCTCTCCGCTTGTTTGATTGTTTCTCTGCTGCTGTTGCTTATCAAAAACACTTGGAAGAAGTTGAGGGTTTTGATTATGCTATTCTGGATACTCGTGAGGTATGTCTAGAGTCCGCAATCGCTGCCTGATTATTGTTACTTAACACTGAAATCACAATGACATTCACTGACGCACTTATCGCTTCTGGTTATTTCTTCCAACCCGAAACTGGTGCCTTTTGGAAAGAAGATTCCAATGACAATGTTCACTCTTATGTTGAACAAACCGAAGGTACTTGGTCCTATGAAAAGTATGATCAAGATTCCCAACTTGTGACATATAAAGTATTCTCTCTGTAAGTCGCAATTAAAGTTACTCACCTTCAAAGCGTCCTAGTAGTATAACCACTGAACTTCCAACCATGCGAAAGATTGAACTCCAAATGAACAAAGCAATCTGTGATTGCACTGACTGGAAATCTGAGAACACTGAAGTAACTTATTCGCCTGAAAGAGATGCTTCTTATGTAATGCTTCATGGCAATCATATTGCAACGATTGGTGATACCTTCCTTGAACTTTACACTTGTGGGTATAAGACTCCTACCACCAAATCACGTCTCAATGCTATTCTGAAAGTTCACGGAAATGACGCCCGTATCTTTCAACGTGACTTCGAATGGTTTGTGATTGATAACGGCAACAAAGTTCCTTTCACTGAAGGTATGGTGCTTAAGTGAAGTTTTATCTCCAACATTTGTCTTTTACAATTAAGTCCTGGAAGCGACATGTGACAGGGTATTATGAAACAAACTACCCACACATTCCTGGACTGAATAACAATCAATTCTGGAATCTTATCAACGGAAAGTAATGTTCACGATTCGCTACTTTACTCCTTATCAACAACAATGGAGAACGCAATCATTCTCTACATTAGAGGAAGCAAATCGTATGATTGAGTTTTACAAATCATGTGGAAGTCCTGCTGAATTAGTCAACTGAAACTCATGGAATTGTTTATAGTTTTTATGATCACATTCTCCGCTGGACTTATTAACAGCGTGATTATCAAACGTATTCTCAACTGACAATGTTACTCTCCAAACAGTCATTTAACGATCAACAAGTTCTCCCTTTCATTGTAAAGAAAGAGAATGAATATACTGAAGAAGGTAGTTACTCACTGCACCTATTCTCCCGAATTGTAATGACTAAGGAAGGCAAGAAGTATAGGTATTTGCCTCTACGATTTGAAGGAGAAGAAGCACGTTTCCGTAAAAGATCTGAGGCAGAGGATTATGCAAGGTACAGATTAGCACTTGATTGATAATACATAGAGGCACCACATAAGGTGCCTTTTTTTATGCTTTTGTGGTAAAATAAGGTTAAAAAAACAATAAAATCAATTAAAAATGTATTAAAAAATATAATAGAGCGTTGTAAATCGTTTGATAATTATTGTTATCAATGTGTGATAATGATACGAATTAGTATCAATTAAAGACCTTATTATACCTTTTAAATGTGCTGAGGTCTTGCATTTATAGTCATTTAAATGTCTCAGGACCTTGTGATCTTTGCGTGCATTGTATCAGCACTCCGCCAAAATGTCAAGACCCCGCGTTATCAAATCCCCACAGATCCCCTCATAAAATCCACCACCCGCTCATAAATACCCCCAGACCATTGACAATCACGCCCAGGTATCTTACAATAGTCCCATAACACAAAGGAGCGAACTTATGTCAGTTGCATATCAGCAGGCACAGAAGCAGCGTTATAGGATCACTCTAGATCTATCAGTGTTCGGTGACTTCGACCCCCATCAGATTGACTGGGAGAAGTTATTTAAGTTAGAACCTGCAGAAAACTGTGAGGCATATGTTGAGGACCTAAGTACACCTGATCGTTGGTAATTTCGTAGCAATTTATACCAAATAAGGTGTTTTAGTTTTGTTAACATAATGCGCTAAATAACGGGGGGTTATGTTAACAAAACTATGAGACCACTAAAATACAAGAATCTGGGCGAAATGAGTATCATCAGGGTGCCGCAGATTACCTCTGCTATCCTACCACAACTGCAAGACGTTATGCAACAGTTAGAGGAGAACGGTGAGGATAGTCGTGAGGTGATCTTACAGGTCCTCAGTGATATCGGGGAACGTATCAAATAAAGTTGCTCACCTCTAAAGTGTCCTAGTAGTATGAGGGGCAGACAAGTTCACCGCCCCGCTAACACTTACCAAACACACAATGACAGTTACTTATCAGTCCAATGTTCTCGACATTTCCTATAACGGTTGGGAGAATTATGAGACCTGGAATGTTGCACTCTGGATCAACAATGATGAGGGTCTTTATGACATCGCCCGTCGTTGTGTTGACTATAAGCAGTTCGTTGCATATATCAGTGAGTTCATGACACAAACTCCTGACGGTGTTGAGTGGAACGACCCTGCTGTAAATGTCATTCAGATTGATAGTGACGTGTTCGACTACTAAGTAACACTTAAGACACACACAGTTACTAACAGTATGGCAACGCAAACTACCTTCCAAAAGATAGTTAACGACCTCACACCTGAGGAACGTCAAGCACTGAAAGATGCAACTGCTCCGGAGTGGATTAAGGCAGTGCAAGATGTTGTTAACGACCCACAATTCTGGCACGATATGTTTATAGCGTTCGTTGCAGGTATGGCAGAAGGTTTATCTAATGCACTCGCTGACGATAACTAACTGTTACTGCCTTAAGTAACACTCACTCCTGTCGCATGAGTATAAACTAGGCACCACACAGTTCACAACACTTTTCTTCTTCATTATGTCCAAGACCGTAATGCTTTCTATGCTGGCACAAGGTAACACTGGCAGTGAGATTATGTCCATTCTGGATGCAATCGCCAGTGACAATGTGAGCGGTTATGAGTATATCGAGTCGCCCGTGATTGAGCAGTCTCTGGGTATTCCTACTCTGGAAGAGATTGCCTTCTGAGTGTAACTAACTGTATGCCCCTTGGTTGACACTGAGGGGCAGCAGTGTTATAGTTGGTTAGTATAGTGATCTGGCAGTTAATTATGCCCGATCGTTATACCCGCCGCGCGGCGTTGTTATAATCCCGCCCCGTCGCCCCCCTTATTAAAAAACCCAAACTACCCTAACCTACAGAGGTGACAAAACGCGACCTATCTATCAATCCCATAAAAAATTTCCGGAGGTACAATGAGAACATATAAGGTTCGCAGAAGAACTCCGTATTGGTCATTTTGGAAGGTTGTATTGGCGGGCTGGATGATTCGTTATCCACGCCCATTTTTTGTCACACTGGGTTTTTGTGTGGTTGTGATATATAATGCAGTAACAAAATAAGATTGAAAGAAAAAATTCCGGAGATATTTTTATGACTGCATATGAAAAAATATATCACATATATGCAAAGAACAGGTGTTTATTTCACTCACTGAGGGAGGAGGAATTTTTTAATACTTGGGACACACTAAAGAAACTTGTGAATGTATTAGATACAGGTTATCAAGAGAGTGATTTAACGTATGAGGAACTCACAATTAACAAGAGGGTGGTATTAGATTCCTCCCATTGACAAGTCATATATAGACTGATAAAATTGACATTGAAGGTTAATTTAACTTATGGCAAAAGGATTTACTGTTAAAGCTGCTACACCAAAACCCAAAGAACAAGAATGGGATATTGATTCAATTAAAGAAAGAATGCGAGGTAAGAGTATCGTATTCTGTCTTCCTGGTCGAGGTTGTTCTTTTATTTTTCTGAAGAACTTTGTACAACTGTGCTTTGATATGGTACAGAATGGTATGAGTATTCAGATTTCTCAGGATTATAGTTCCATGGTAAACTTTGCACGTTGTAAAGTACTAGGTGCAAATGTTCTTCGTGGACCTAAGCAAATTCCTTGGGATGGAAAACTACAGTATGATTATCAACTCTGGATTGATAGTGATATTGTTTTTGACACTAACAAGTTCTGGCAACTCTGTGATCTTGCTCTCAATGAGGAAGGTGAGGAGAAGGAAATTGTCGCAGGTTGGTACGCAACTGAGGATGGTCACACAACTTCTGTCGCACACTGGTTGGAAGAAGATGATTTCCGTAAGAATGGTGGAGTCATGAACCACGAAACTGTAGAATCGATCAGCAAGCGTCGTAAGCCATTCACTGTAGATTATACAGGTTTTGGTTGGGTTCTGATTAAGAATGGAGTCTTCGAAAATCTCGAATATCCTTGGTTTGCTCCTAAGATGCAAGTTTTTGAATCTGGTGCAGTACAAGATATGTGTGGTGAAGACGTATCATTCTGTCTTGATGCAATTGAAAAAGGTTATAGTATCTGGTGCGATCCTCGTATTCGCGTTGGACACGAAAAGACTCGTATTATCTGATGGAAAAATTCTACAATCTTTTATATAAAGGTCGTACAATTTATAAGAATCTCAGTGCAGAAGATTGTGCTGAGATTCTTCAAGAACTCTCAGAGCGTTTTTACTCGGGAGAAGACATTGATCCTAATTTAATTGAAATGGAGGAGACTACAAATGGCTAAAAGTGGTGGCAATAAGACTGTGTTTCAACCAGGAGCACCTAAGAAAACTCGTCAAGGTCGTTCGGCACGTACATTGCTAAGTGCGACCTCTCGTAATGGTCGTAAGAAAAGATATCGCGGTCAAGGAAAATAATATAGATAAAGCAGGATTTACTCCTGCTTTTTTTGTATCTTACTATGGCATATCTTAATCATAACCTCCCAACAATTACTTGCTACATTCGAAATGAGTTTCTTTACAATCACAAAAAAGGTCACGGTGAGGTAACTTTATGCGACGTACACTCCGTAGCGTCCTTAGAGAAGCACGTACCCCTCTTTGAGGCGTTTCTAGAGAACGGGGTGAACTGGACACGTAGACCTATTCATGCATTTTGTTGGAAACCAGATGCACCTACACCAGAATTAGAAGAGTGTATGTGGTGGGATTGTTTTTCTCCTTATATTGACGTTCAAGTACGTTCAAGACTTGCTAACTTACGTGCTGAACTAATCAATTATCGTGGAGAAAAGAATGAAGGAACTTATCTATTCACTCTTGATTGGTCTTGGGAGTCAAAATCTACTCTGAATACTAACTTTAGTGAGACTCCAGAGCACAAATGTGCTCATTTTTTCAAGATGGATAATGGAAACTTCTATGCATACCCCAATAATAAGATTTTGTGGTACGATGATGCATGGACAAAGAATAGAATTACCAAAAATCCAGGTTATGAAATTGATTTGACCGAATATTCCGTTGAAAATCGTCGTAAAATTGAGACATCTGACGATTTCATGTACGAAATTACAAATATTCGGGATAGCAACCCCGTAAAAAGTTCTGATTTTCAATAATCAGGAGCAAAAATGGATCAAAAAATGCTTAGAGAGATCGCAAATGACGATTTAAATCCCAAAAAACATGATTTTCATCATCAAAATGAAATTCATGAAAAAATTCGCAATGATGAGGACTATGATGACTGGACATATGGAACTGAACCCATCTATGAATCAAAAAATCGGTAATAAATAAGATAGATTATTAAAATTATTATCATTTCTTATGCCTTCTGAAAGGATAAGCAAAGCATTTAAAGACATTAGTTTATCCTTTCAGGTTAATCCCCTGAATTATGATTTGATCGCGATTAAAAATGAGACTGCAATTGCTCGTTCAATTCGCAATCTGGTTTTAACACAACCAGGAGAAAGATTTTTTAACCAAAATCTTGGTTCTAAAGTAAATCAGTCTCTTTTTGAAAATATTGATGATATTAGTGCTTCTATACTTCGTGATGAAATTAGGAACACTATCCAAAATTATGAACCAAGAGTTGAATTAATCGATGTCGTGGTTACTCCAAATTATGACGATTATGAATTTAGCGTTAACGTTAGTTATTACATAGTTGGTGTTGATGTATCACCCCAACAGTTATCATTTGCATTACAACCAACACGATAAATGGCACTAGTTAATTTCACGAATCTAGATTTCGATCAAATCAAAACTTCGATCAAAGATTATCTTAGATCGAACTCAAATTTCACGGATTACGATTTTGAAGGGTCCAACCTTTCAATAATCTTAGATATTCTTGCGTACAACACATATATCTCCTCATATAATGCTAATATGATTAGCAATGAGGTTTTTATTGATAGTGCGACACTAAGAGAAAATGTAGTATCTATTGCAAGAAGCATTGGTTACGTTCCAAGATCTGTAATTGCTTCAAAAGCTAGTGTTTCTCTCTTTGTAGACACAATTGCGGTTACTTCTCCACAAAAACCACTAACATTAACTCTCAAAAAAGGAATCATTGCAACGTCTGCTAGCACATTTGGTGCAGAAAATTATGTCTATTCAATTCCTGATGATATAACAGTTCCAGTAGTGAATGGAATTGCTGAATTTAATGACTTTCAGATCTATGAGGGAACTTATATTACAGAGACTTACACTGTAAATTCACTTGACCCAAATCAAAGATATATCTTAAATAACGAAAATATTGATACCTCTTTGATTAGAGTTGAAGTAAAAGATAGTCAAGTAGGGCAGAAAAGAAAATATTTACAAGCAAATGATATTTTGAGTATTAACTCTGATTCTAGAGTATTCTTTATTCAAGAAATAGAAGATCAAAGATATGAAATTTTATTTGGAGATGGAACTTTTGGTAAGAAACTGATTACAGGAAATGTTATAGAAATTTCGTATATTGTTACAAGAGGACCTGTTGCGAACGGAGTATCTTCTTTTGCTTTTAATGGAACTATTGTAGACAATAATGGATTGAATGTTACTAGTGGAATTTCACTTATCAGCACTAATATTTCTGCAAATGGTGGAAAAGAAATAGAATCTGTTGAGTCTATCAAAAAATATGCAACTAGAGTATATGCTTCTCAAAATAGAGCAGTTACTGCTGGTGATTATGAAGTGATTATTCCAAAAATTTATCCTGAGGCAGAATCAGTATCTGCGTTTGGAGGGGAAGATTTAACTCCTCCTCAGTATGGAAAAGTTTTTATTACAATTAAACCAGAAAATGGATTCTTCGTTCCAAATTCAGTAAAGGATAATATAAAAGAAAAATTAAAGAAATATTCTGTTGCTGGAATTATTCCCGAAATAATGGATCTGAAATATCTCTTTTTGGAGATAAATTCTTCAGTATATTACAATGCAAATCTTGCTCCTTCTCAAGAATATATTATCAACACAGTTTCCACAAACATAAACAAATATGCAAATTCTACCGAATTAAATAGGTATGGTGCAAGATTTAAATATAGCAAATTTTTGAAAATAATTGATGACAGTCACGAATCTATCACGTCAAATATAACAAAAGTTCAAATGAGACGTGATCTCAGACCAGTGTTAAATAGTTTAGCGACATATGAAATATGTTTTGGTAATGAGTTTCACATTGAAAACATGAGTGGATTTAACATTAGATCATCCGGATTTAAAATATCAGGTGTTCAAGATAATGTATACCTTAGTGATATTCCAGATCCAATTGGATCGAGTGGAAAAATATTTCTGTTTAGATTAGATTCTGGTGGTGGTTTTAGAGTCGTAGATTCTAATGCGGGAACTATAGATTACTTAAAGGGAGAGATTAATTTGAACGCTATAAAGGTTCTGTCCACAACAAAGAATACTGAAGGTGAATCAATTATAGAAATATCGGCAATTCCAGAATCAAATGATGTTATCGGACTTCAAGATTTGTATTTAAATTTAAATATCAACAACGTTAATATTTCTATGGTATCCGATAAAATTTCTTCTGGAGAGGATTTATCTGGTTCCAGTTACACAAAAACAACTAGTTATGTCAACGAATCTATTGTAAGAGCGTAATTAATATGGCAGAATCAAGAGTTAAAATTAGTTCAATTGTACAAAATCAACTTCCAGATTTTGTTAAGGAAGAGTATCCATTATTTGGAGAATTCTTAAAGGAGTATTATGCTTCTATAGAAAACCAAGGTGGAACTTTAGATATTCTTCAGAATATTGATCAATATTTAAAACTTGATGAACTGTGTAAATCTACGTTTAGTAGAACTTTTTCAGTAACTCCAACAGAACCTCAAACTTTTTTTGTAGTCCAAGGTGGGTATTCAGTACAAAATCTTATTGTTTTTAAGAACGGAGAAAGATTAACTAAAGATACTGATTATTCTGCTTTCGACGGACGAACAGTATCTCTAACTCTAGCAGCAACAGTTGGTGATACTGTAGAATTTGTCGTAGAATCTCCCTCTTCTACCTTTTTAACTTCAAACGTTGGGTTTACAAGCACAACGATTAATGTTTCATCTACGTATGGTTTCCCAGAAAATAATGGAATCGTACAAATTGATTCAGAAATACTTCTCTATAAAAACAAAACATCTACAGCATTCGTTGATTGTATTAGGGGATATAGTGGAATAACTTCATATAGTGGTAACGATTCGACCGATCAATTAGTATTTTCAACATCTGGAATTTCTACTCATACAAGAAATACAGAAGTTATAAATTTAAGTTCACTATTTTTACAAGAGTTTCTTAAAAAAGTTAAAAAACAACTTATACCTGGATTTGAAAATAGAACTTTTGCAGATGGAATCAACGAAAGAAACTTTATTAAGCAAGCAAAAGACTTTTACAGGTCTAAAGGAACAGACGATTCATATAAGGTATTATTTAAAGCACTTTTTGGTGAAGAAGTATCGGTTATTAAACCTAGAGATTATTTACTAAAACCGTCCGATGCCCAATATAGAATTGTAAAAGATCTTGTAGTAGAATCTTTATCAGGTAATCCGTTAGATCTTGAAAATAGAACGTTGTATCAAGATCCTGACGATACAGATTTCTATAAGAAAGCATATGGAACTATTACTAAAGTAGAAAAGATACTACGTCAAAATGAAACTTATTATGTTCTAAGTTTAGACTATGATTATAACAAAGACATTAATGTTAGTGGAACTCTGTACGGAGATTTCCTAGTTCACCCATCAACAAAATCTACAGACAAACTTTTAACTACTGATTTTGTAATAAACGTAGATTCTACTATAGGATTTCCACCAATAGGAAAACTAGAGTTTACTTTAAATGGTGAAATTTACACTATTGATTATAATAATAAAAATACAACTCAATTTTTTATTGGAAGATCTTTTTCTACCACTATACCAGAAGGAACGACTTTTACTCTTAATCAATATGCATATGCTTATGTTGGAGACTCTATAGTAAAGGTTAGAATTAAAAACGTTTTATCTGATATTGTATACGATTCTCTAACTTCTTCAATGAAAGAAGGAGATCCAATAAAAACAGTATCGCTTGGATATAAGTCAGATAATCTTCTAAGCAATAATTGGTTATTTAATATTGCAAACAACTACGATATTAAGGACATATCTGGTCCAAATTCGTCAAACTTAACCCTAAATGTTTTTTCTTATAAGATTTCAACATATGATCCCCACACACTTTCTTTGGGGGATTCTGTAGATTTATTTGTTGGTGGAGAAATTATCAATACTTATAATGTAATTAGTATTGATAATGAATATTCTGTTGATATTGAAGGCCCACAAATTCTTAACAGAAATTTGAGGTATAATATAAAGAGAAAACTAAAAAAATCAAAGTTTTTAAATTATAGTGATTTAAGTTTATATGCTCCAAATGTACAAAATGTTTATTTGAAATCTGAGGATAACATTTATGTTACTTCAAATTCTATTCCAAATTATTTAAATGAAAATATATCTATTAAAGATACTGATATTGTTTTCTCTGGATCTTTTTCTGGAGAAACTTTAGATCTTAGTTCGGGAAATCCAAATAATCTTCATGGACTTTATACTGGTGATGCAATTTCTTATGAGAAGAATGCTCTAGAAGATGAAGATTCAAATAGTTTGAATATTTTAGGTAAAACATATTTTGTTAAAAAAATAGATAATACGAAGATAAAACTTTCCGAAAGTAGATCTGATCTATTTGCAAATAAATTCGTAAACGTTTCTGGAAATGTAACGAATAATATTTTTAGAAAAATAAAATTTAGACAATCTAGATTATCTCCACAATCATATATTAAAAATATATCAAAACCAATTAACACCGGAGAAAATTTAGAGACTCCAATTGGACCTGTCGGTATATTTGTCAATGGGGTTGAGGCTTACAATTATAAGTCAAGTGATAAAGTATATTATGGCGGAATAGAATCTATTGAAGTTTTAGACGGTGGAGAAGATATCGATGTTATAAATCCTCCTGTTATTTTTGTTAGAGACTCTGTTGGTTACGGAGTATCTGCAGTTGCTCATGTAGATGGATTTTTAGAAAGAATTGATGTAATTGATGGTGGATTTGATTATGTTGAAGATCCTATCATAACAATAACAGGTGGTAATGGAAAGGGTGCTTACGCAAAAGCTAACCTTACTACAGTAAAACATACTGCTTCTTTTAGTGCTACTGAAGTATCCAGGTTGGTCAATTTAACCAGCAACGTCATTGGATTTTCATCCTATCACAAATTCAGAGATTATGAAAAAGTTGTTTATTCAACTAATGGACAAACTGCAGTGGGTGGATTATCCACAAATGCTCAATATTATGTTTCTGTTCAAGATGCATATAATGTTAAAATTCATAGAACAGTAGACGATGCAATTGCAGGAGTTAATACTGTAAATCTAACTTCATATGGATCTGGTGTTCATGAGTTTCAATCATATACTCCAAAAAGAAAAGTATCTAATATTAGTGTATTAAATTCTGGATCTGGGTATCAAAATAAAGAGGTTCGTTGTTCTCCTGTAGGAATTAATACATATTCTAATAATGTAAGAATACTAAACCATGGATATGAAAGTGGAGAAATTGTTGTATATACAAGTTTAGGAACTCCTGCTGGAGGTTTAACTATCAATGATTCATATTATGTTACCAAAGAAAATGAAAACGAATTTAAACTTTCTTTGGTTGGAATTGCTAGTACAAATAGAGATTTTTACTACAGAACAGGTCAATTTATAAATTTAACTTCCATTGGATCTTCAACGCATATTTTTAATTATCCGAATATAAATGTAAGTATTTCTGGAAAGATAGGAGTTTCAACTCTAACAAATCAAAACTTTAATGCACAAATACAACCAATATTCAGAGGATCAATTAGTGATATCTTTATACTTGATTCTGGTGTTGGGTATGGATCTTCTGAAATTATTAATTATGAAAGACAACCACAGGTAAACTTAGGAATTGGTTCTGGAGCTCAACTCACTCCAATCATTAATAATGGAAGAATTACTGATATACTAGTTTTGAATGGGGGAAACAATTATACTTCTGTTCCAACAGTGAATACTTTAGGAATTGGAACTGGTGCAATTCTAACCCCTATTGTAGATAATGGAAGAATATCTGAAGTTAAAATTATTTCTGGTGGTGTGGGATTTAACACGGTAGGAACTTCTTTACAGGTTATTCCTGCGGGAAGAAACTTTAAGTATGAATGTAAAATTAAATCATGGACTATTAACAATGTTGAAAAATATTTAAGTTCAAAGCAAATTCAAGATGATGACGGTGTAATCGATAATAGTAACTATACTGCAGTTGGATTACAATACTGCCACTTGTATGCTCCAAGAAAATTAAGAAGGAGTGTTTTTGGTATAGACTATGTAAATGGCAGAAAAGTATACAATCCGGATCTAAGAATATCAGGAAATAGAGAGGTAGTTTCTACAGTACACTCGCCAATAATCGGTTGGGCATATGATGGAAATCCAATTTATGGTCCTTATGGATATGGCGATGAATCTGGTTTAGCAAACATAAGAGAATTGGTTTCTGGATATGTATTGCAACCATCTGCAGATAGACCAAATCCAGTTTCTTCAACCGGAGAAACTATTTTCCCAGAAGGATTTTTCGTTGAAGATTACGTATTCAATAATACTGGAGACCTTGACGAACATAATGGAAGATTTAGTGTAACTCCAGAGTATCCGAATGGAGTTTATGCGTATTTTGCTACCATTAATAATGGATCAACTGAAACTGATGGTGTATTTAAGAACTATAAAAAACCAACATTTCCCTATATTATAGGTGATACCTTTAAATCAAAACCAATAGAGTTTAACTATAGTGATCAAGTTGCTCAAAGTAGATTTGACTTCTTGGGAGAAGGTTTAATAAGAAATACCACTCCATACAATTTAGTAAGCGATAACTCTGGATATGATTTTCTTTACAATCCAATAAAAATAAAAGAACCAATAACAACAGTAAAATCTATTTACAAAGGATCTTTAGATAGTGTAGGGATAGTTACTGGCGGAACTGGTTATAAAGTTGGAGATACTGTTGTTTTTGACAACAAATCTACTGGCGGATCAAACGCATATGCTCAAGTATCATATTTGAATGGAAAACCAGTAAAGACAGTAAGTTTTGCTTCAACTTTTGCTCAAAATATAGAATTTTATCCATCAAATAATACAGGAAAATTTGTTGGTTTCTGCACAATTCCTCATAGTTTATCTAATGGAGATATTGTTTCAATATCTGGACTAAGTACAGATATTAAAGTTTTTGATAAATTCTTTGAAGTTGGGGTAAGATCAGATACTCTTACACTTTCTTCTTCTGTAAATTCTTCTGCAACTACGGGGATTATTACTTACTTTAATGTAAATGGATCTTTAGATTCTTCTAGAATTAGAGAAAATGATATCTATAAAATTGAAAACGAGAAAGTAAAAGTTCTACAGATTGATACTTTATCATCAAGAATCAAAGTTCTCAGAGAGTATGACTCAACAACTGGGGCAGCACATACAGCCTCTACAGTATTATATGAACAAACAAGGAAATTTACATTAAATCTCGATAAAAATCAAAATAATAATTTTTCATTAAATAAGCAAATTTATTTTGATCCTAGAGAGTCTTTGGCTATTGGATCTTCTTCCGGAGTTGGTATTGGATCAACATTACAATTCCCAAATCCAGGTGCAGGAATAACTAACATTTTCATACCAACGAAAACAATTTATTTACCAAATCACTCATTAGAAACTGGAACAGAATTAGTTTATTCGACAAATGGAGGATCTGCTTTCTTCGTATCTGATGATGGAGTCACTAGTTATCAACTAATTGACAATCAATCAGTTTATGTTGCTAAAGTATCTAATGATTTGATTGGAATTTCTACTCAAAGAGTTGGATTGGGATCAACTGGATCTTTTGTTGGCATTGATAGTAGCGTGACTACATCAACTCTTTATTTTACGAATGTAGGATCAGGAAATAATCACAGTTTTAAAACTAATTATGAAAACGTTCTTGTAGGAGAGTTTACCAAAAATATAGTTACAGTATCTACTGCTTCAACTCACGGATTACTAAGGGGTGATAAGGTTTTTGTAAACGCTCTACCAGGAATAACAACAACAGTAGTCATTAAGTATAATGATAAAAATAGAAGAATTGTAGTTAATCCAAAATCTTTTGAATCTACTGACGTAGACGTTATTAATAATACAATTACAATACAAAATCATGGATACCTAACAGGTCAGAAGGTAATTTACACTGCAATTACTCCCCTTTCTGGGTTATCTAATGATGAAATTTATTATATTGTTAGGTTTAATAAGGATAAATTTAAATTAGCAACGACATATTACAATGCTGTAAAAGATAACCCAGAAATTATCAATTTTGTTGACGCTACTTCTGGAACATTATCATTAGTAAATCCTCCTATTAATATTATACCGAATCAAATAATTAAATTTGATTTGTCAGATTCTTCTCTATCTTTCAATAAAGACTCTAATTTATATTCTGCATTTGATTTTAGAATTTACTATAATCCCGAATTTACTGATCAATTCAAAAAAACTGAGGAATCTTCTAAGTTTGACGTAACAAAAACCGGCAGAATTGGCATAGATTCTAATTGCAACATTCAACTGAACACAGTTAATATTGCTAACGACTTATATTATACTTTAGTACCAGTTGATTTCGTTAATAACGTTGATTCAAAAAAACAAATAATCGTAGATAAAGAAAACGTAGAAGATAACAATAAACTTATCCTAACTAGTAGTTCTTATTCTGGAAGTTATAATATTTCTGGAGTTGGACAAACAACATTTACTTATAACATTTTAAGTTATCCAGAGGCACTTCAATATCAAGAATCTGACGGAAAATTTGAATATTATACAGACTCCAAAAATGTAACTGGAGAAATTAGAGAAATTGATCTAAGATCTGGTGGATCAAATTACACCTCTTCTCCCGGAATTTCTACTATCATTTCTTCTAACGGAAGTGGAGCTATCATTGAACCACTGAACTCAAAAATAGGTAAAATTAAGAGTGTAACTATTGAAGACATTGGATTTAATTATCCAGCAGATACTACGTTAAGACCAACTGCAAAGTTACCGCAGATATTAAGTATCAATCCCTTATCTGTCTTTAAATCTGTGGGTGTTTCTTCTGTAGGAATAAACTACACATTGTCTCCAGATTTAATAGTTATTGACACATACACTGATAAGATTGTCGATGATGTTGATTTAAGATTTAATGTCAAAACAAATTCAGTTGATATTATAAAAAATACCAAGGGAATTTATGACAGCAAACCAACTATTATACCTGTCAATAACTCTAATGGAGTTTCGATTAATAACATAACTTATAATGGCACAACAAAAAATGTCACTGTATTTTTGGGAGTAAATTACAGTTTAGGTGATAATTTCCCATTCAATGTTGGCGATAAAGTATTAGTTGAGAATGTTAGTGTAGGATTAAGCACATCTGCAAAAGGATTTAATTCCAAAAATTATAATTATGCCTTGTTTACTTTAACAAGCGTAGATCCTCAATATGGAGGATCTGGAGCGAATATTGTATACAATATTTCTGAATATCTAAGTTCTGGAGAAACTCCAGGAACTTTTGACGAAGAAAGCTCTGCTGGTGTTGTTATTCCACAAAAATATTTCCCAATTTTTAACCCAATACTGGAAAAGGGACAGTTTTTTGTAGGAGAAAAAGTTACAAGTGATTCTAAGTTTGGATATGTATTGGGATGGGATAAAAATCTAGAGGAGTTGAAGATTTCTACTACAGATTCTTTTGTTGTAGATTCTTTGGTTGTCGGTGAAACCTCAAACTCAAGAGGTTTTGTAACTCAAGTAGAAGATTTTACTGCAATTTATGATTTAGGACCTTCATCAATTGTTAGAAAAGGATGGAATAAAGAAACTGGATTTTTAAACAATAAGTTCCAAGTAACCTCAGATAATGATTATTATCAATATTTCTCATACTCTATAAAATCAAAAGTAGATTATGAAACTTGGAGTGAATCCATTGGAAACTTAAATCATACGGTAGGATTCAAGAAGTTTGGCGATGTTTCTATAGAATCTACAGATTTCACTTCAATTGGAATATCTACTTTCCAGGATGAAGGAAACTTTATTGGAATAGCAGATTTAGTTTCCGAAATGGATTTAAATTGCGTAAATGATTTTGATCTTGCTAGAGAAAAAGTTATTCAGATTGATTCTAATTACGTTTCCAAAGAAATTATATTTGACAACGTTTCACTTCAAGATGAATTCCAATCCATTGGAAACCGGGTTTTAGTTATCGATGATATAAGTGGACAATTTTCTAATGTTCCATCACCAAATAACTATGCAAACGTTGATACATTCAGATTATCTGATTATAGATTTAAAAAGTACATTACATACGTTAGAGATAAAAGATTTACTGGTCTTAGACAAATTTATCTTGTAAATCTCTTACACGATGGTTTGGAAGGATATCTAACTCAATATGCAAGAGTAGAAACTAGTATAGAACTTGGATCTTTTGATTTTTCTATTTTTGGATCAGAAGGTACATTAAGATTCTATCCAGTTAACTTTTTGGTTAATGATTATGACATTAATGTAATGTCATATGGAATAACTGATCTAACATCAGGAGTTGGAAATACTTCTATTGGTAATGTTGCTTCTATTAAATCTTCTACAGTAACTCTTCCAAGCGGAACTTCTTCCCAGACTACTATTGTAGGAATTGCTTCTACTTATAGAACTTCTAAGATTTTAGTACAACTATCAACAACCGATGGAACACACTATGAATCGAATGAAATTACAATACTTAATGACGGAACAGATATTTATTTTTCTGATTATGGAAATCTTTCAAATTCAACAAGAGCTGATGAAGTTGGACAAGGAATAGGAACTTTCTCTGCTTATATTTCTGGATCAACTATTAATTTGGATCTTACTCCAAATGTAGGTCTAGGGACAACATATATTATCAATACCCTTTCTGTTTCCCTAACTGAAGCAACTTCTGGAATAAGCACAGCAGCTCTTAATTTTGACGCTGGAGAAATAAAGTCCAGTTACGTTTCAATCTCTTCTTCACCAATTCCAGCAGAAAATACAATTTCTACTTACGCATTAGATCATTCTTGCGCGTATTATATTGTACTAGTTGAAGATATAGTAAACAATTCATATCAATGCTCAGAGGTTGTAGTTGTTGATGATGATACTGAAGCTAGTATTGTTGAATTTGGTGTTTTAGAATCTGTTTCTGGACTAGGTACTTTTGGTGCTGGAGTAGATTCCTACGGAACAAACCTGTATTTTACACCAAATCCAGGAATATCTGTTGAAGTAAAAGTTTACCAGCATTCAATGCGTGTAACTGATACTTTCAATACTCTTAATTTCTATGATTTGAATAATGCAAATATTGAATCAAGTTATACCAGTTATCAAGGAACTCTAAACAATATTAAAAAATCATTTGAATTGAAGCACAAACAGCATCCAATATTCAAGAGAGTATTTGATGCTTCTGATAATTTTGTAGTTAATGCCACTGATAATTTAATACGTGTACCAAAACACTTCTTTGTTACTGGTGAAGAATTAGTTTACAGTCCAGGAAATGGAAGTCCAATAGGAATTGCTACGACCACTATCAGTGGAATCGGAGTAACAAATAAACTTCCTTCTTCAGTCTTTGCAATTAAAGTTAGTGAATTGTTTATCAAACTGGCAGATTCTGCAGAAAATGCTCTCAAATCAATTCCTGTTCCTCTACAAATAACTTCTGTTGGAATTGGAACAACTCATTCATTTACATCCAAAAAACAAAACGCTAAGTGCCTGATTTCTATTGACAATTACATACAATCTCCAATTGTTTCAACATCAACAACTTCTTCTTTAGCATTATCTCTGCCACTTAGTGAAATTAGCATTTCTCTCACCGGTATAAGTTCTATCTTTGGTGGCGATTTGCTAAAAATTGACAATGAAATTGTTAAAGTTAATTCTGTAGGTTATGGTGGAACAAATATTATTTTGGTTGACCGCGCATGGATGGGAACAGATCCAGAGGCACATTCTAGTGGTGCTTTGGTTACTAAAATTTCCGGAAACTACAATATTGTTGGCAATACAATCAATTTTGTAGAGGCTCCATACGGTAATTCGCCAATAGGAACTATTACAAATAGACCAGATGATAGAGACTACACTGGAATTACAACAAGATCAAGTTTCAGCGGAAGAGTCTTCTTAAGATCCGCCCCAGAAAATTCAGCAGATGAAACTTATAGCAAAAACTATATTTTCGATGGATTATCTGAGCAATTCACTGGAATAACAACTGAATTTATATTGAAATCTTCGGGATCAAATGTCACCGGAATATCTACAGGATCAATAGTCTTACTGATAAATGGTCTCTTCCAACAACCACAAAGACTTGGTGCTATTAATATTGGAGGAAACTACAAACTCCACGAAAACATTGGAATAACAACATTAAGTTTTACTGGAAATATTGCCTCTACTTCATATGACGTTAACACTTCAAGTATACCCAGAGGTGGAGTTATTATTTCGGTGGCTTCAACTGAAGGATTTGGATATCAACCACTCATTTCAGCTGGAGGAACTTCTATAGTTTCTATTGCGGGAACTATTTCCTCAATCAGCATTGGTTATAGTGGTTCTGGTTATAGAGGTCAATCTAGTTACGAAATCATTACACAAGTTTCTTCTTCAATTAGTGCTGGATCGACTATTATTCCAATTAACAATGCAAGTGGCGTCTTTGCTAAACTAGGATTATCAACATCAAATACAATTGGAATTGGTTCTGCATTAGTAAACGTACCTATTGTTTCCGTAGGAAATACTTACGTATTGATTGGTTCTGGTAGTACTACCAGTCAAACAATTCCAGCAAATACATCTGCATTGATTTCTATCAATTCTCCCCAATTTGGTTTTGTCGATGTTGGAGTTAAAACATCGAGTACTGGAATTCTAAATTATGAATTTATTGGATTCTCCACAATCTCTTCGGGACATATTTCAAATAATGTTATTATTACAAATCCAGGATCTGGATATACAACTTCAAATCCACCGATAGTTGTATTTGATTCCCCATTAAGTTATTCCAATATACCACTTGTATATTCTTCTGGATATTCTGGAATTGGAACATCTGCAACAATTGATGTTGTTGTTGGTCAGGGATCTAGTGTTATTGATTTTGAAATCAAGAATCTTGGATATGCGTATAAAACTTCAGAAGTTTTAACTGTTCCAACTGGAGGATTGACTGGAATACCTACAGATCCAACAAAACCATTTAGAAGCTTTGACTTGACCATTGATCAAGTATTCTCAGATTTATTCTCTGGATGGTCTATTGGCAATATGCAGGTCATTGATAGTATTGAAAGTCTTTTCAATGGAACCAGAAGAACTTTCCCAATAAAAATAAATGGAGTACAAAGTTCAATTAGAGCAAGAGCTGGATCTAATATTGATGTTCAATCAGTACTACTAATTTTTATTAATGATGTTCTTCAAGTTCCTGGATCTGGATACATTTTCAAGGGTGGAAGTATAATTACTTTCACAGAACCACCAAGAGAAGATGACACTTGTAAAATAATTTTCTATAAAGGAACTGATCCTGTCGATGTCACTTTTGTAGATATTCTAGAAACTGTAAAAATCGGAGATAATATTACCATTAATAGTGACAACTATATCTTATCAGAAGATGAGAGATTGGTTACTGAAATTATATCATCAGATACTATTGAAACAAATCCTTATCTTGGTCCAGGTCTTTCACTTGATGAAACACTATCAAGACCAGTGACTTGGTGTAGACAATCTGAGGATAGGATTATTAATGGAATAGGTGTTGGAAAAGATAGAGAATTATATGAACCGATTATCTATCCAACTTCATATTTAATTCAACCAGTTAGCATTGGACAAACCATTGTTTATGTTGATCAATTAAGACCTCTGTTCGATTCAGTCAATGAAAACGACGGTGCTTTGGATTTCCAAAAGAAAATTACTTTTGTATCTCAGGATTCGAAGGTTTCTGCGTCTGCAACTGCAGTAGTATCAGCAGCTGGTACTATTTCGTCTATTGTAATTAATAATGGTGGTTTTGGATATGAAAGCGCACCAATAATTACAATTCAAAATCCAGTTGGAATTGCAACTACAACATCTACAGCAGTTTCTTCAATAAATTCCGGAATCGTAACATCTATTACATTAACTGGTGTTGTAACTGGTTATTCTCAAACAAATCCACCGTATATTCTAATTGAACCTCCAACATTAAAAACTGAACATAGTAATGTTGTTTCTTATACTGGAGACTCTGGAGTTATTGTTGGATATGGAACAACGGCAATTGGGGCATTTGATTATGCTGTTTTTGATTTACTTATTCCAAATGACTCGGAAATGAGAAATACTTCTCTAGTCGGAACTGCAGTAACGATTAGTTCTATTTCTTCAGGTGACTTTTTCATAGTTAGAAATTCGAATGTAGGAATTGCAACGACATCAATTTCTTCAGTTTCAACAAGCGGATCTGTAATTGGAATTTCAACTTCATTTATAGATACAGTATATCAAGTTGGATCTGCCCAAACTTTACTATCCAATATTGCTGGCATTGGTTCTACTCATGTTAGAAGAGTTCTTGCAAGAATTTCTACTACTGGTGTTGGAACTATAAACTTTGCTTCTAATCTAATTACGTTTGACTCTACTGCTTATACTTTCGATAATTTTATTGGATTTGCTACTTCATATTCTGGATATATGTCCACTTCCAATTATTTTGGAAATTATAGTTGGGGCAAAATCCAATTAGAATCAAGAAATAAAAATCTTCAGTTTAATTACTATGGAAACAATGGGTCTGTTGGGATTACAACTTCAGCAATTGTCAAACGATTTGCTCCATTAAAGTATAAGAATTATGTGGTCTAAATATTTTTAAAGATACTGAACCATAATGGCAAAGTTAGGGATAAGTACAGGAACAGTACCTAATGATGGAAATGGTGATAGTTTACTAATTGGTGCTATTAAAATCAATAGCAACTTTAATGAAATTTATAATTATTTTGGAGATGGTACTAATTTAAATTTTAGTAATGTTGATGTTTGGAACAGAACTGGTTCCGGTATCAATACATTATCAAATGTTGGTATTGCAACCACAAATCCGCGTTTTTCTTTAGAAGTTGGTTCTATTGGTGCAGCGGGAACTTCTTTATGGGTTAATGGTTCCGCGAGAATTACTGGAATTTTAACTATTGGTTCATCAAGTATTACACTTAATGGTTCCTCAAATACAATTAATGTTGGTTCTGGAGTTACAATCTATGGCAATACTGGTATTATAAGTGCAACCGATTTTTATGCGAATGGGTTAAGAGTTGGCGTTATATCTGCAACCACTATAGTTTATCAAGGTGGTACATTATATAATACTTGGCAACAGGCAGCATCGGGTATTCACACACTTTCTAATGTTGGAATAGGAACCACAAATTCACTAAGAGCTCTTACAGTTATTGGTAGTGGAGCATCACTATCTCAACTTTACGTAACTGGCGTTTCCACTTTTGTTGGCGTTTCTACTTTTGCAACTATAAACGCACAAACTATAAATGTTAATACTTCGGGAATTAATGTTGCTGCTAACATCCCTGCTTATTTTGGAAATACTTCTGATGGATATATTGCATTCTTATCTGGTGACAATTCATTTCATATAAGAACACCTGGAGGAGTTGCGCCTCTTGTATTAGGTGCGGGCACTGTCAGAATTACAAATGGAGATGCTTCTTCAGAGTTTGCAAGGTTTACTGGCATTGGGTTAACAGTCACTGGAACTACCTTTACAAATCAGTTACGTGTTTCTGGTGTTGTAACAGCAACGTCATTTGTTGGAGACGGTTCTGGACTTACTGGTGTTGTTGGGTCTGGTTCTGGAGTTGTAATAAAAGACTCTGGATCAACAGTAGGAACAGCAGGAACCATTGACTTTGGCGATAATCTTACTGTATCTGCGGTCTCTGCAGGAGTCGTTACTGTAACCGCTTCTGGTGGTGGGAGTTCTTCACAGTGGGTGACAACAGCAGCAGGAATTCATACTCTTTCTAATGTTGGAGTGGGAACCACAAATCCAAGGACTCCATTACAAGTTGAGAATGTTTATGGTATAAAAACTGGATTTGGAACATTCACAGCATCTGCAGGCATTGCATACACTGCAGATTCTTTCACTATTTCTTCAACCGACTTCAAAACAGTTGAATATACTCTTCATGTTGGATATGGAGTGACAATCCAAGCACAAAAAGTTCTTGCAATGCAAAATGGAACTAATGCATACTCACAAGAATATGCAATTATGTACGAACCAAGTGCTATTGTTTCTGTTGCGACAACAATTACTTCAGGAGAATTTAGATTACACATTATTCCAGAAGTAGGAGTAAATGGTTTGACTACTTATAGACTTACAAGACAATCGATGCTCTGATATGGAAATAGCAACTAAGGAAACAATAGTTACTAATAATTTAGTTGTTCACGTAGACACTAAAAATAGAAATTCTTATTCTGGGTCTGGAACTACTTGGACTGATTTAAGTGGAAATAATATAAATGGAACTATATATGACGGATCTTATTTAGATGGTAGTTTATTTTTTAATCCTGGTTATGTTAATTTTTCTCAGTATAATTTTGGAAATGAATTTACCTTTGTTGCTTTTATAAATCCAACAAGTAAAAATACCATATCTGGACTTTTTGCAAATAGTGGATCTGGTGCTTTTACTAACGGAATAAGACTCTTTATTAACTTTGAGAATTCAAATACTAGAACTCTTCATATAGAACTTGGAAATGGGTCTTCGGGACAACTTATTACTAGTGCAAGCAACACAGTTACATATGGAGTTTGGCAGCAAGTTGCATTTACTTTAAATAAAACTACTGCTAAGGGTGCTATTTACCACAATGGAATTAAAGTAAAAGAAGAAAATTTGAATTTTACAAATTTCACTACAAATGCGACATTTTCCTTTGGAACGGCAGGTGAGCTCATTTATTCATATCCTGGAAGAGTATCAAACTTCATGGCATACAACAGAGCACTCACCGAATCAGAAATTCAACAAAATTATGATAACCAAAAAGGAAGATTTTTTGGTCAAAGTAATATGACTCTTTCTGGAATTTCAATCACTCAATCCTAAATAATTAAAAAAAGCAATGCCAGATAAAAACTTTGGAGTAAAACAGATAAACATTATTAGTGGATCTGGAACTCCAACAATTACCAGTCCCAATAATCTGAACATTAATGCAAATAATGTTGCTATAAGTACCAATTTAAGTGTTGGTGGTGGTGCTGTCGTAACTGGAATTTTAACTGCAACTTCATTTAGTGGACCTGTTCAGGGAGAAAGGTTTTATTCTGTTGGTATTGTTACTTCTAATACTGTATTATCTGCATCAGATAAAAACTCATTAGTTCCAGTATCAACAGGAAGTTCAATAACGATCACTTTACCTGCAGGATCGGGAATAAGCACTGGTGATGGATTTAGATTTGTTGATGTTGGA